TTATTTTCTAAGTATACTATAAATGCAAAATATAGTCATACTTATAGTACTTTGCTGTTCGTCTTCATTTGCTATACTTATCCTGAATGGATTATTTGGTGGTTCAGGTAGTGGTGGATTTATAGGTGGATTCACACGAGGTATTACAAACCCTGTAGGGGCTATAAACGATCTAGACGCTGCTAGAAGATGTTCAGAGGAAGGTGATTGTGGTCTGGAAGAGGCAGATTCGTCCCAGTATTGTCAAGCCTACTGTGGANANTGTTCAGAAGCAGATTTTGAAAAGTGGGCCAGTAGTGGACATGTTGCATCNGCGGCAGATGCAAAGGCGCTTTGTAAGGGTAATAAGTCTAAATATTCTGGCTCTCAAACAATTTGGGACGCGGTCATGGACAAGACTTCTGGGAGTTGTTGTTAGTCTTGTCAGCTTTCTCTTTTAAATCCTTATATTCTGAAGCCTTCTTAGGTGTCTTACATATCACGTCACCACAGTGGTCTCTGTTCTGGTACACGGAGTTTATAGATGTAGCCAATTCATTACATGTCTTGAGTGACCAGCGACCCAATTTGGGTTTATCGATTTCAAAGAATCTCCTAAACATTTTACGTTTTAGAATGTCTGTTACACATTTTAAAAGGTAATTTTTTATACTATTTCTCAAAAAACTAAGACAGGATGCTTAGTTGGAGAAGGCGAGACCGCCCATACCCGACTGGATGCGGAGGACGTTGTAGTTAACAGCGAACATGTGCATGGAGGTGGCACCGTTGAGGGTGTTCGCGGTGACAGCGACCTGGGCGTTGTCGATGCGCGAGAAGTTGCATGTACCAGTGGGCTGGTGCTCCTCGGGCTTGAGCGCGAAGGAGTACGAGTACACACCAGGGTAGGGGCAGCCAGTGTGGTGGTTGTACGCCTGCACCTGGTTGAAGTACTTGCCCTTCTGCTCCTTGAAACGGTCCTGGCCGTTAAGCACAAGCTTGAAGGTGTTGAGGGGACCAACGGCCTCCTCGGTGAACTCCGCGGTGGAGCCACCAGTGCCGATGGAGAGGAGAGGCGAGCCGTACAGGGAGGTCGCGACGAGGCAGTTGCCGTCGACGGCGGACACGTTGGACTCGAGGGTGATGTTGTTGGTGTCGGTGGTGAAGTTCCACAGGGACGACGCCGCGGAGGTGTTGGAGAAGCACCACGCGAGCTCCTTCACGGGGTGGTTGTAGGAGAGGCGAACCTGCTTGGTGGCACCAGTGTCGACGGTGTCGGTACCAGTGTGCTGCACCTGCTCGATGAGGTACTCGTGACCCTTCTGGGCGAAGCGGCGGCGCTCCTCGGTGTCCAGGTAGATGTAGTTAGCCCACACCTTGAAGACGTTCTTGTTGAGGTAGGAGTCCATGTCGGACGCGAGGTCAATGTCGATGCGCACCTCGTGGTACTGGAGAGCGATGAGGGGCAGGTAGAGACCAGGGTTGCGGTTGAAGAAGAAGATGAGGGGGAGGTAGACAGTCTTGCCGTTCATGGCAGTGGTCATCTTACCCCAGTTAGCCTTCTTGGACTCGTCCAGGTAAAGCTCGGAGTACAGGCGCCACCACTTCTGGTAGTGCTTGTCGATGCGCTGACCACCGATGGACAGCTCAACGTTGTTGATGGCACGCTCGGCGACCCAGCACGCATCCGCGGAGGAGGCGGCGTCGGACTCGAGTTCGAGGTACATGTCACCGACGAGATCACCGTTACGGGCGACGGTGACGGACACGCGGCCAGAGTTGGCGGCAGTACCGTTGACGGTCTGCTCGATGTTCTCCATCGCGAAGTTGGTGTGGCGCTTGTATTTCGCCTGGTAGAAGGTTACTTCGGGGTTGCCAGTCAGGTAGACATCCTGGGCACCGTAAGCTACGAGTTGCATGAGACCACCGGCCATTGTGAGAGTTTTGTACTATATACGGAGAAAATAATTTTGGTCAAACGCGCATTTCCCGACCCCCGTTTTTCTCAGTCCAATATAAATGTCGACACAGCCTGAGGAAATTATCAATGAAATCGAGGAGGAGGAATATGTGACTGAGGATGAGATTGAGGAGGGGGAAATCGTCACTGAGGATGAAGATGAGGATGATGAACTCGAGGACTTCGACGAGGATATCGACGATGGGGTGGATGTCCCAACCCTAATGACCTCCCTACTCGCCACAGAGGAGGGGGACACGGTCTGTACTGCCCTGATTGGGATCGGTCAGCAGCTTCAAGTCCAAAATAAGATACTTATAAAAATTTTGGCTCAACTCAAAAACTGATTTAAGGAAAAGAATCATATGTATTGTAAATGGAAGATACCCACTTCATCGATAAGGAACCCAACAGGTATGAAGCACTCGCAGAGTTGCAGAAACAGCAAATCCAATCGATGAATGAGGAACAGGTTATCAACCTAATTGAAAGGTTTGAAAATGCATGGGATCTCCGAACTGGTGACTACAGGAATGCTCGTGAACTGGGTTATCGTCAATTTGTTCATAAGGACAACTGGGATGAACATAACAATCCTATCCCCGAGAAGATTGATATCCTGGCAGTCAAGGGTATGCGAGAGAAGCAGCGTCGTTTCCTCTCAGAACTTAAGCAACGCTTGAGTGACCTGGGTGTTGACAAGAAGGAAGCTGACGAAAGTGGTGCAACTTTGGGAAAGCGCCTGAACAACGTCTTCAAACAGATTAAGGATGGCTACGAGAACATCAGGAGACACTACATGGCGTATGAACGTGTCGTGAACCCTACAGCTGTGCCACAGATTACCTCAATCTATGACTCTGCCACTATGGATGACGACGAGGTTGAGAGTTGCGCACCTTATCAAAAGTGTCTCATCTTTTGCCTGGAAGAAGCGTACAAGCGGGGCTATCGCAAGTATAACAATCACTGCTACGAAGAGATTAAGACCATTGAGGGTTACCGAACCCGTGCCTGGATTCCCAAGTTTGAGATTGGTAAGTTTGTTCGTTCACTGGCTCCAAAGGAGGATGAGTTTTCCATGTGGAAGAACTTTACGAGTCGGGGTTCCATTTTCCGTGACGTGACGGAAAACCTTTCGACGTGCAACGACGTTCAGTTTCCTGAAATCGAGAAGCGTCGGTACGTATGGTCTTTCAGGAATGGCCTCTTTGTAGGGAAAGAGTGGATACCTGAACTAGGTGAATACACGTGTCGCTTTTACCCATATGAGAGCAAGGAGTTTGCATGTCTGGATCCAACCATCATCTCTTGCAAGTATTTCGACCAGCAGTTTGATGACTATTCACATGTGGAGCGCTGGCAGGATATCCCAACACCCAACTTCGACCGAGTTCTTCACTTCCAACAGTTTGAACAGGGGGTGTGCGACTGGGCGTATGTTATGGGTGGTCGCCTCTGCTACGACATTGGAGACCTTGATAGCTGGCAGATTATCCCCTTCTTCAAGGGTATCGCGAGGTCTGGTAAGTCTACCCTGATTGAGAAGGTGTTCCAAAGGTTTTATGAACCAGAGGATGTTGGAACCCTCTCGAACAACATCGAGAAAAAGTTCGGTCTCTCGTCCTTGATGGGGAAGTTTATGTTTGTNGCTCCAGAGGTGAAGGGTGACCTCGCACTCGAACAGGCGGAGTTCCAGTCTATCGTTTCTGGAGAGAGTGTATCCATAGCAGTGAAGAACAAGTCTGCCGTTTCCCTGGAATGGAAAACCCCAGGTGTACTGGGTGGTAACGAGGTTCCTAACTGGAAGGATAACTCTGGTTCAGTTCTTCGTCGTATCCTCCCATGGAACTTTACGAAGCAGGTGCGTGAAGCTGACCCCCTCCTCGATAAGAAGTTGGGTAAGGAACTTCCAGTGATTCTCCTGAAATGTGTCAGAGCGTACATCGAGTACTCGAACAAGTACAGAGACCGAGACATCTGGAATGTTGTTCCACCGTACTTCAAGAAGATTCAGAAGCAGGTGGCGATGGTGGCGAACACACTGCACCACTTCCTGGACTCGACGAATGCAGTGATGGGCAAAGACATGTTCGTCCCACAGAAACTCTTCGTCCAAAGCTTCAATGCCCACTGCAAGAGCAACAACCTCGGTGCGCCACGTTTCAATCCAGACTTTTACGTGGGTCCATTCAGTACCTACGACATCGAAGTCAGGAATGAGGCAGTGACATACAAGGGTCGTGCGTACCCTGTTCAACCAGTCATCTATGGTGTAGACATCGTCGAAGAAGACCTCATGACCATGAACAACCACTAAAAAAAATCGTCGTCTATAGTATGAGCCAGAAAATTAAAGAATTTGTCAGGCAATCTGGTGTCGAGGTAACCAACTCGAACTCGAATGAAAATAATAACTTTGCTCGGGAACTCGAAGAAGACCTTCTCCGAGCAGACCGTGAGCGTGCCACACGCAGGGCTGGGTTCCGTACACCCCCACGCCCCCAATTTCGTCCACGTCCACGTCCACGTCCGCGCCCAGACCCACTGGTGAATGAGTTTGCTGACGTGAATGAAAAAATGATTGAAAATATCTTGAAAGAAATTGATGAGCCAGCGCCACCACTACCTCTTTCCAATAACAACATGAGAGAGTTGCTCGCTCCCACAAATGGACTTCAAATTGGTGCGTTAAACCCTGGTATGTTTAACGCCACCGTAAACCGTGAGTTTGGTAAAGAGAATCGCATCGACCTCACAGAAATTCTGAAGAAGAGACCCCTCGCTCGAACCTCCATTGGAAACGGTCTTTATGTAGACACCAAGGAGATTAAGGGGTGGTTTGGACAGTTTAAGACTGGATTTTCCCATACACGCAACTACGGTATGCAGGGAAACCTGAACAAGAACTTTTTCAGTGTTCAGATTACCCTTGAAGTCTCTAATGGGGAGGAGACCAAGGGTGCCACTGTGAACATATATAGGAATGGTAAGATTCGTTTCTCAGGTGGATTTGTTGGTTCTAATATCGTCAACCAACCCGAACGTATTCGACGCTTCGTTGTCGATTCGTACACGAACAAAGACTCCTTCTTGTACAACCCCTTCTCGTACAACAATCTCAGTGGTCAGTTTAGAATCAATGGGTTCTTCGAAAACCTGGAAGTTCTCGCATCCAGGTTCAGGAAGTACGGTATGACCCGCGTCTCCTACGAACCAGAACTCTCCCCCTTTATCTATGCGTACTTTGACAACGCAACTTTCATTCTCTCCAAGACTGGGAATGTTCAGATTTCGGGTGCCAAAAACCCCGAAGACATGGTAAACGCTTACGAATTTGGTAAAAAGTTTATTCAGGACTTGAACGCTGATGGACAAATTCGTGTCACTGGGGTGTTCGAGGAGGGCGTGAAGGCGAAGGCCAAGGCCAAACCTAAAACCAAGGCCAAGGCTAAACCCACAGCTAAACCTTCCACGCGTTTGAAAAAGTCGGAACTCGTGAACATTGCGCGTAAGATGGGTGTCGTCAACTTCAGGGCAGTCAGAAACGGTGCTACAAAAGCTCTCACCAAGGAAGAACTTTACAAGCGTATCCAGAACAAGTCTGGCAACAAGACTGTGTCTTTCAAAAACACCAACAAAAATAAAAACGTCTCCCTCAATGGTACTGGAAAGACATTCCGCGTTGGAAAGGTTAAATGTGAAAACCTGTCGAAGAAGGAGCTTGTCAGGATTGCCACGATTCTCAAGATTAAACCCAATGCCAAGGAGACTAAGACGTCTCTGTGTAACAAGATTGAAAAGGTCAGAAACAATCTTTCGAAGCCCAAGCCCCCACCTCCACCACCCACACCCAAGCCCACCAAAAAGAACGTTGTGGCTGCCAAACGCAACGTTAAGAAGGCTGAGGTGATGAAGAAGAGGGGTCTCGACGAGAACTCTATCCGCAAGGATTTGAAAAAGCTCTATGGTGACAAGTGGATGAAAAGGTACAACCCCAACCTCAACCAAGATGTGCGTAACATGAAGTCGGCTCTCAACGCCATCAATAAGGGTAACAAGTCGGGTGTTCCATTCAAGAAGGATGTCGACCAGGTCAAAAAGAATGTCGTCAGTAGGTGGAAGATGGAACGACGTAGAGAACTGGAGAGGAAGTATCTGATGAACAAGGTGAACGTGACTGGTGTCGCGTTTAACATTAGGAACGATTACCGTCGCGCGGCTGCCAACTACATCATGAGCAAGAAGACACCTCCTTCGAACAAGAAGATGGTGGAGTACCGCAACTATTGGTTAAAGTTTAGAGCCAACATGAATACAAATGGGAATTCGAGAAGAGTTAACAGGACGGCTCGAGCTCGGGTTGAGAAAATATAATCACGGTGTTCGCACCGATGATGACACGAGGGATTGGGGAACGCCAGTGAATTCATGGCTCTACATGGCGAGGGAAGAATTCTTGGACGCTATGATTTATGTCGCTGCCGATTACATTCGTAAAAGTGATGTAAAGCGTGATGAGGGTGAAGAGGATGATAACAAACTCATCATGCGTGTTATTGGGCGGTATACAGAAATTGAGAGTCCCAAGCACAAAATGCTCCTATGGCAACTCTTCAATATGTTGAACTCTATTAGTTCTTGAGGTTGTTGGTGGGGCGAATGTTCTTGGGAACAGTGTTCGCGGTGTTCGCGTTGATATTAGTGATGGGGGCGTTGTTCGCGACGGGCTTGATACCGTTGGCAACAGGCTTGTAGTTACGGTTACCATCAGCATTCTTCGTGAAGACGGCACCATTGTTGGTCTTGTTGATGCGACGACCATTGGCATCAACATAGGGGGTGGGGGCGACCGCGGGAGCAGAAGCGCCTTGGCTCATCTTATCGAAAGCCTTACGGGCATTCTTGGCGACGGACATCGCACTGTTACGGGTGCGCTTGACGGCGTTCTTCACGGTGTTGTACATTTATATAGTGCGAGAAATTCTTTTGAGTTGGGTCGTGTGATAGGAAAAGTCGTACTTGGGGAACGTCTCTTTAATTTTATTAGAAATTATGGTTGCCTGAACTATGTGAGGTGACCCAAGAAGCTGGTCTTCCATCTGTACAAATGTCTTCAATCTCTCTTGACTCTCACCATTCGCATGCATCTCGAGATAGGTCTCCTTTGACGCACCCTCAGTCATGTAGAAGTACTTTGAACCCTCAACCTCCTCGGATTTCTTGCGATTTTCACGCATGAGTGCCAATACGAGGAGTATGAGAATGGCGTAGACTACCATTTATATTTACTGCGAAATAAGTTTTGTCAAATCGTCAATCTTCTGGAGAATATTCTTGAACTTGTAGATGGAGTCCACATCCGAGGGCTTCACAAACTCCATCTCGATTTGGTAACTCGCCTCCTCCTCGGAGTCCATGTCGGCGTTGTCCCCCGAGGAGATGGTCATATCGATACTCAGGTTCTTGCGTACGAAGGAGTGCCTCGTCTTGGTTCTCTTCCTATCCATCTCATACTCCCCACTCATAGGAATCTCACGTGCAACACAGAAGCGTACATCGAGGGGTTCACGTTTGAAATTCTCCTTGACCACAGAAATTTTTTGAATCATCGTCTGTTCACCAGAGTCTTCGTCAACACTGATGCGGATGTTATTGTTGTCATTATAGTACACGTCGACGGTACTCGTCTTGGTACTTTCCCAACCATCATACTTCTTCAAGCCTTTGAGAACCTGCTTCCATACATCTTTCCCTACATTCGTGTCGAATAGAGAGCCATTGTGTTTGCCGAAACGAATCTCGACTTCAATGTCGCCCTCATTCTTGTGCGCTTCAAAGATGGGGAGTACTTTCTCGGTAAGGTCCATTTTGTTTTTCTTATCTTTTTACATTTGCGTCATTCTCTTAAGCCTTTTTTGTACACAAAATGCAATGAAGGGTCTCGAAAATCAAGGAAATACTTGCTACTTCAACACAGCGGTGCAATGCCTTCTGTATATCCCAGCCCTGACAAACTATTTTATTCGTGAACCTTACACGGGTGAATGTACCTTTACGACCAAGTACTCTGAACTTGTCAAAACCTACTGGACGAAAGGGCAGGAAACTTTAAGTGTCGGTGACCTCCTCTCAGAATTTCGTAAAAAGTTTCCTCGCTTTGGCTCAAGGGAACAACATGATGTCCAGGAAGCTGTGTTATGTATTATCGACATCCTCGAGACTGCGAGACCTGAAATTAAGCACTGGTTCTACGGGAAAAAGGTACAGGAGACCATCTGGCCAGGTGGGAAGTCATCAAGTCAAGAGGACTTTAGCGTTCACTTGATAACCTCAGATGGGAAGGATATGGCTAAGATGCTCTCAGAGAGTACTGATTGGAATACTATAGAAAACTTCGAGGACACTGAGGGGAAGACTCATCACGTCGCAACGACTCGGATGCTCTTCTCCAAGTTACCACAAGTCCTGATGATTTCTTTCGACCGCAAGAGTCACATACAAATTATTGAAAATATCATCATCGACAAGTACGAATACAACCTCATCGCATCGGCCGTTCACGTGGGTCATCAAGATGATGGACACTACGTGAGCTTCGTGAAGCGTAGGAACAAATGGTTTCTCATAGATGATGATACGATTAAGGAACACCCTTTACCCGATGAAGCTGGATATTATTTCATGGTCTACAATCTAAAAACTCCTTCATCTGAATATTCTCCTTGATGTTCACNATGGTTCGGTAGAAGGTGCGACGNTTNTTTGGGTACGTCTTATCCGTCCTNCTCTTCAGGGGTTTCCACCACATCGGAGACTCCCATGTCACATATGCACATTCAACGATGGCACCATCCTCAAACCAGGGTTTGTCCTCGATGCGGTTGTGTGGAATCTCACTCTCGAAGTACAACTTCCCCTTTTCCTGTACATACAAGCGCCAGGAAGGTATACCTGGTGCAAATCCTGGTGTTTCTCTCGAAGGTTCCCTCTTCATGAGAAAGTCCACGGTATTCTTCTCTTGCGGCTTCCACTTGAACATAGTTTCATGGGTTCCAATACGCACAGGTTCATTCACGGGTGTGAAGACGAGGCCATCAATCTTCTGTTCAACGGTGGGGAGGTACTCATCCATAAACTTTGCAAAGTCTCTCATGTGGTGAAACGTCTTACACTTGAGGCGATACTTGTCCGACTTCATGTAGATGATAGACTTCATGAGACCCCGTGCAGTATCGAGACGTTCACTGAGATTCTTATTCCATACGGATTGACCAGCGACGAGTACGGCATCGTAGACCATTAGGGTTCCATCGTAGAGTTCACCNTCGAGAATTGTTCCCTCATAGGCACTCTTCTTGAGATTTATGGACACCTCAAACATTTGGAAAGCCCGATTGACAAATAGACATTTCTTCTTTCCGTCATAGGTGAGCGCCACCATCATGTGACGTTCACCATCAGTCTTCTCACACACGAGATAGTCACCACCCTTCAAGATAGGGAAGTGTTTGTACTCGATAGAGATTGGCTGTGGACCAGGGAAATATTCTTTACTCCCCCACACGGAATGTATAAACTCTATGACATATTTGTGAAGCGGGTTGGACATGTTTTAGATACCCACAAAAACTTTAATTGACTTTGACGCCCGCAGCGTTCAAGATGTTACTCACACATTCATGTGTATATGTCATCGTCAACTTAGCTGCTGTAAATGCATAAACTCGTACATTTTGTCGAAGGAATTTTTCAAACATCTTCGGACTAATCTTAGAGTCTTTACTTTTCTGAAGAGCCTTTACGACATTCTTGGTATTCATAATCCAAACCTTCGCATTGGTGGAATCAACTTTGCGGATATCCTTGGAAACAGTTTTACCCACAGTAGTGTCAAAGTGAAGACCCATTTGTGAAACAGGTTCATCAACCCTATTTCGAATCTTCTCCTTGAACATCCCCCAATCGACACCCTCCTTCACACCTGGAAATACAAGACAACCAATACCCTCATGCGTCTCAAGAACCTGGTCAAGGGAAGCGTCATCCATACCAATTCCAAAGTCAATGAAAAAGATGCGGTCATGCGTCTTCATATATCTCTCGACCATTTCAGACTTTTCATATGGGTCGTCGTCAACATATGCGATTTGATTATCAACATTCTTTTGAAGACATCGAATGTTGAGGCGTAGCACCGCATGAAGTGTCTTGACGTGGCACGACTTCGAACGAGTAACAATAATAGTAACAAGTTTCATATGGGAACTACGCATCTATACCTTAAGCCTGTCGTTGAGGCATCCACTAAATGGAAGATTTCCAACATGACCTAGGGTTGTGTTCACATCTGCGTAAATCTTACCACCCGCTTGTTGCCAACGACGGCAGAACGCATAATCCTCGGAAAGGTATCGACGGTTACCTGGGTCAATCATACAATCAAAGGCCGCGTGGTAGTCGTCAAAGTCTCGGTTCTGGTGGTCATTCTTACACCACAATTCGGGAAACTTCTCCTCGAGGGTCTTGAAGACGGAGCGTTTAATCACCATGAAACCCGTGGGTCCATCGAGAATCTCAATGAAGCCATTATGAACGGGACGGTTGTTCGCTCCAAAGTTGATGACGAGACTCGAGGAAAGCATGGACATGTCACGTTCATCTCCCTTCTTGACAGCATCTGCAGCCTGATCCCACATGACAACCTTCTTGGGGTAGCACGCGACAGAGAGGTCATGACCAGATTTGACAAGACGTACGACAGCTTCAGGGTCGAAGTGAATGTCTGCATCTATGAACATGAAGTAGTCACAGTCAGTCTTCTGCATGAAACGACCTACGGAAACGTTACGAGCGCGATGGACGAGAGATTCATTCTCGGTGGTATCCAGATACATTTGAATACCCTCCTTGATGAGAAGAATCTGAAGTTTGATGATACTGGACATGTACTTCTCGAGACACAAACCGCCGTAGCATGGTGTCGCGAGAAACAGTTTCGTCATTTTAAATACTATTACATTGTTCGCTCTAAGTGTTTTTTAATAATCGACTCAATCTTATTCAGTGTTGGTACAGACACTGAACATTTTTCACACATTTCACTCTTCGTGACTTTACTTCCGAGAACGATATAGATGATTGCAGACGCCACACTATTTGGAGTTTTACTCATCAAGTCCGCACAGTCCTCGGTGGCGCCACACATCTTGTTACATCGGAGACGCTCATCTCGTGTCACCTCAAAGGAGTTTAGAAGTCGCTGCATCACATCGAACGCTTTCGTCACGTAATTCTTCTTTGTCGCACCCGAGATGTTTTCTTGAAACATTTGTGTCGTACGACTTATATCCTTGGACTGAATTCCAAACATATCCGCAATCTCTTTCGTCGTCCGAGGAAATTGAGCCAACCTACACGCATACAACACACAATTCGCCTTGATACCCAGACGCACCGCACCACGGGTCAACTTCTCCTCGTTGAATTTGCGGTACAGCATCTTCGCATCCTTGAGAACCACCTCGGGGAGAGTGTGACATGCTTCATCGATATCCTTGTATGCATGAAAGAGTGACCTATCCTTATGATTCATAGACATGTGAAAATTGATTTTAGCCATTCTCTTGTTTTCATACGTTGAAGAATGCTGTGTCGAAATAATAGTACCCTTCCCCCAATTCTGAGAGAAGAGTTCGGGGTTGGCATTAGGGTTACCACATCTCGATGGGTCATTCACCTTCCCATCATCTGTAACACCGCTTGTCCATTCAGCTGTGTCATCCACAAAGTAAGACTCCACGAGACCACAATCCGAACATGTGGGAAGCCCCTCTGGGGAAATAACTTTGATTCCAGAGCATTCTTGACATATATGTCTGTTCACTGGCTTTTCGTCGTTTTGTTTTGATAAGAGGGTGTCCAATTCGGACCATATAGTTGCCAGTTCCATTTGTGAAATGTGCAACTTTTTTTTAGATTTTCAAAAAACGCGTCACTCACTTAGGCGCCTGACACGGTTTTCTATAGCGTCAATCGTGTCCTTGAAACTACGGGCACCCACCGAAGAAGGTTTCCACTCATTCCAAGCCTTATCGATGGACTTGTGGTCGGGGGGTGGAGACCCCTCAATCTCGGTGTCGGACACCACAAAGTCGGCCATCTCAGAGTCAGTCTCGTTATCATCATAGATTTCACTGTCACTGTCCTCGACATCAATCTCAGAGTAGTAGGCAAACATGTTGTCTCCCAAGGATTTCATCTCCAAATCCATAAAAGTTGTTCCACTTGGGTAATGTTCCATCACACTCTCGAATGGAGCGGGAGAAAGTTCATCTTGGTCTAATTTGTAGACACAAGCAGACTTGTATATGAGTTCGGTGGGGTTGAGGTAGCGAATGCCGAGAGTCAGGCCAGTGTTCATCCCAACAACCCCGTACATTTGGTCTTCCATACCGTCTTCGTTTACGAGTAGTTTGACTATATCGTCTTGAATTATTTCGGAGGGCGCAATCATGCTTAGAGTTTTTCCACAAAAAATATTCAGGGATAATATCACAGATGAAGGTTATAATTTATTCGAAGGAAGGGTGTCAGTATTGCGACCACGCAGTAAACCTATGCGAGTCTGAAGGACTTGAATATGAAAAATGTATGGTTGACAAAGAGGAACTCAAGAAAGCTTGTGGTCCAGGAGCGGCAACCTACCCTCAAATATCTATTGACGGACGTCACATCGGAGACTATTTTGAATTTCAAGAATACATCGAAGACGAATACGAACCTATACTCGCACCAACCCTAAACAGGTTCACCGTGTTTCCCCTGAAATATCCAGAACTTTGGGAACTCTACAAGAAAGCTCAGATGTCCAACTGGACTGCTGAAGAGGTTGACCTCTCCAAAGATATGGATGACTGGAAAACCCTAAATGATAACGAACAGAAATTCATAAAGTACATCCTGGCGTTTTTCGCTGGATCCGATGGAATTGTATTTGAAAATATCAACAACAATTTTGCTGATGAGGTGCAAATCTCGGAGGCTCGTTCATTCTACGCCTACCAGTCTCACAATGAGATGGTTCACGGTGAGACCTACTCCAAGTTGATTGACAAATACATTAAAGATGGTGCGGAAAAGAAGCAGCTCTTCGAGGCGATTCAAACCGTGCCATGCATAGAGAACAAGGCAAATTGGGCCATGAAATGGTTCGACAAATCCCGTCCGTTTGCGGAACGCCTCTTCGCTTTCGCTTGTGTGGAGGGTATCTTCTTTTCTGGAAGTTTTTGTGCCATCTATTGGCTTAAGAAGAGAGGACTCATGCCTGGTCTCTGTTTCAGTAATGAACTCATCTCCCGAGATGAGGGACTTCACCAAGAGTTTGCGGTTGAGTTATTCAAGTTGTTTCGCAACAAACCCTCGACTGAGACGCTACACACTATCATCAAAGAAGCCGTCGAGATTGAGAAGGGGTTCATCCTCGATGCTCTCCCATGCAACCTCATCGGTATGAACTCTGACAAGATGTCTGAGTACATCGAATACGTATCCGATCGCCTTTTGAAACAGATTGGACAGCCACCTATTTGGAGTTCCAAGAATCCTTTTGATTTCATGGAAAACATCTCCCTCGATGGCAAGACAAACTTTTTCGAAAAACGGGTGGGGGACTATGGGAAAATGGATGACACCTCAGACGAAATTGGTTTCGATGAGGAGTTCTAAAAAAAAACTTAATATAAGATATAACGATGAAACCTGTTGTGATAGCTGCCGTCGTTGGAGCATTGTGTCTCTCATCTAGTGTGGGAGCTGCCCTAGCGATGAGCGTTCAGGAGGAGGAGGGTGCCAACGGTACCANTGGTACTGGCGCTCAGGACGACTCCACAGATGACGAAGATGTAGAAGTAGAAGTAGAAGGGGATGAAGATGTGGAAGTAGAGGTCATCAAAGACGAAGACGAAGATGAACCAGTACCAGCATCTCCACCAGTATCTCCACCAGCACCTCCACCAGCACCTCCACCAGCACCTCCACCAGCACCTCCACCAGCACC